TAAGAACTGCTTATCCTACAGAAAAACTATTTAAGTATTCTACTATTGGTTCTGCGATGATGAATCAACAGGAGACTCCTACAAGTGAAGCTGTTAATCAAGGCATAAATCAAACAAGACAGAAAATAAGATATGATAATTTATCTAAGCTAATCAGAAAAGGTAATATCTCAGATGATATGGGATATGCCATAGAAGCAGAAATATACAAACTAAAATCTTTGTTCATAGATGCTACTCAGCCGATTGTTGAAATCACTGAGCCAGTAGAAGAAAAATCTGAGTTTGATGTTTATAAATATTTGTTGAATA